TTATGCAGCAGTCCTGTCACTGTGGGGCATGGTTGGGGCAAAGTCGCTTAATTTTGAGCTCAACAATGCGATCTGGTCCAGGTTGTTTTCCTCCATCCACTTCCCGTAAACCTGAAATACCATCTGTGCATCGGCATGCCCCATCTGGTTAGCAATGAAGTTCGGGTTTGCTCCTGCAGAAAGCGACCAGCACGCATAGGTGTGTCTCGACTGATACGATTTACGGTGGCGAAGGCCGGCTCTTTTCATCGCCGCATCCCACGAGTTCCCTATGGAGTTGATAGAGAAGTGCTTACCGTAATTCCCGGCCCTGGCTGTCAGGGAGGGCAGGAAAACAAACGTGCACTTATTGAACTCTTTCTTTCCGTACTCCCTCAGCTTAACTGCTACGTTATGCTCCTGAGAGAGGCGGGTCATTTCATACTGGCTTTTGAATGCCTCGAGTGCAGGTTCGATCAGGTGCACAACCCGATTAGTGCCAGCATTGGTTTTCGGCAGCGTGAAGATCCCTTTCTGTGTCAGGCTTCTTCTGACGGTGATTGTTCCCGCTTTCAGGTCCACATCCTCCCAGGCAAGTCCGCACAGTTCACCCGGCCGCAATCCGGTGTAAACGGCGATAGCCCACAGATTCTTGCTCTGCTGATGGTGGCAGGCGTCAATCAGGCGAGGGAACTCCTCTCGGGTGATGGGGTCAGGATCCGGACGGGACTCACGCAGGGGAGCCACACCGTTCATTGGTGACTTTGAAATGTAGCCATTTTCAACCGCAAACTGGAAGATACCGAACAACACGGTCATGTAGTTGTTCACAGTAACAGCGGATCGACCCCGCTTCGGAGTTTTATGCCCCTGCTTCATGATCTGGAAACCCGTCAGCAGCTCCTTCCGGACTTCCAGCATGCTCTCTTTGGTGATTGAGGTGAGGAGGGTGTCAGGCCCAATAATAGCCATAACATTTGTGATGACTCGACCGTAAGTGTTGAGCGATGATTCAGCCACCTCCATTTCCTTCAGTGCAAGCCATCTCCCGGACAGTTCCCCGATTGTTACTTCTTGCCTTGCTTCCCCGAACCGCGCCAGGTTCTGGGAGGAGGGGAACTGCTGGGCATAATTGAAGGTTCCGGTTTTGATGGCGTAGCAGATCGACGTCCGTAACTCGCCGGCCACTTTTCTGTTTTTGGGGGTGTCAGCCACCCCCAGGCTTTCACGCACTCTGACCCCTTTGTAGATGAACCACAGCCTGAGCGTGCCGCCGTGGTTTTCCACTCCTGTTGGGTATTTCATAACGATTCCTCGTTGGTTGATGGTCAGAGTATTTAAGCAGATTGTCGCCGCGGTTTCGCTGAGGCCTGACGCTCAATCCAGCGGTCGATCTCATCCAGGTTGTAAAAACACGGGCTGTTATCCCACGGACTACAGTCAAAAGAGACGTGTTTGTATTCTTTCCCCTCCAGAAAAGTCTTCTCCCGCGCCTTCTTCAGCGTTCCCTTTTTAATCCCCTTCAGAGCTATCAACTGCTCCTCAGACACCCATTTCCCGGGCGATACCATCATGATTACTTCGCTCATACCTTTCTCCACTTAAACTGAACGCCGGGGCGACCTGGCTATTTCTCCGCACCCGGCACAGCCATCAGCTGTTTTAGGTTTCTCGGTGATATTTCAATATCAGGCTGCCTGCCCGGGTAAGGATCGCAGGCGGCGCATGCCGGTCATCGCCGTGGCAACGTAACTCGCCTTACGGTTCACCACCTCCACCCAGACCTTTACGCCTTCCACCCGCACTGTGTACGTCTCCCGCATTTTGCTGCGCCCGTAATCGCCGTAGCGCTCCTGATGGGCTGCCAGGGCGATGTCGCAGGCCTGACGCGCCAGCGGTGACTGTGTGCTGCGGTTAATCAGTCGCATGGTCAGCTCCTTCGATACGCTTAAACTCAACGCCAGATGGCTTATAAGAGAGGCCATAAATAATGGATTCGATGGTGGAAATGCTCACATTAAAGTCTGCGGCCAGGTCCTTAACCTTCTCGCCATTCCGTCTTCTTCGGCGCACAGCCGAGGCCTGGCCTCCTGTTAACTTGGCGTTATGGTGATTGCTTCCGCCAAGGTAAGTGCCATGCAGCATGCGATCGTTGGCATTGTCCTGAGCTGTACCGTATTTCAGATTGGCAGGGCGATTATCCTTTTGGTTGCCATTGAGGTGTCGAACCTGCATTCCAGAAGGGCATGGGCCATGAAAGGCGTCTGCAACCATTTGGTGAACACCTACAGACCTTGCTTTCCCAGATGGCATTACAATCCCGACATTCACATAGCCTTTAGGAGTTATGCGCTGCTTAAGTTTGAAGCTAAAAGTAGAGTCAATTACCGATATGGATCCCCTTTGGGAGCCAGTTCCGCGCCTGCGGTGGGAAACCACAACGCAATCATCAGTCGCCGAGTAACCCGGGAATGAAGGGCATGGTTTAATCATTTGATCCTCCGAAAAGAAATGCACCAGACCCACGGGTTGGCCTGCCAACTGTCGTCTCCGTAGATGGATTGCCAGAGCAATGCGAACATTGGTTTTGAATCTTCGACACAGCATCCAATTTTTAACGCCATATCGATGATCTCAGTGTTTTCGAAGAGACCATCAACCGCCTCTATCCCCTCGGCCCAGCAATCCTCTTCGCTGATGCTGTTCAACCGCTCGATCCGCACATCGGTAATCTCCAGCAGAATCCGGCTGGCCCAGCGCGGCATGTGGATGGATGGGGTCCAGCGCTTCACTTTGCATTTCGCCCCGTCGTCAGTGTCTGCCCGATAAACAAGCCGCTCCCCACAATCACCGAAAGTCTCCCGCACCCAGATGCGATCGCCTGGCCTTCCGTATGGGCATTTGGCGTGAGCGAAGTTGCGGTTTGTTTCCCGCTCGTCACTCCCGGCACCGTATAAAGCGCCGTTCCAGGAAAAGCCTGATCTTTCCGTTAGCTCAGGCTGCGGCTTAACAGACCGCCGGGTCTGCGTCTTCCGGCCGCCCAAGAGCGCCCGCACCATCTGACCGTTGAAAATCATTCCGCGTTCTGTAATTTTCGTCATGTCGTTACCGGGAGGGCGAACCCTCCCGCCTCCCTTAGGCCACGTATTCCGGTTTCATATCCGCCAGGGTGATGCTGAACTTATCGTGCAGCTCGTCGCCCATATGACGTTTCGCTGCCGCCAGCACGCGCTCGGCTTCCGCGAACTGTTCAACTGCGCCCGGTTCGCCCGGTTGTGGCAGGGAGTTGATCGCCGCCTCGACCGCATTGCGGTGTTTTACCAAGTGGTAGCGGCGCGTAGCCTTGTTCTTCAGTTCGGTGAACAGGTTGGTTCCAAGCGCGGCTTTTGCTTCGTTGATTTCATTGCCAACGGTGGTGGCGGTTTCCAGCGTTTCAGCAGCATCAATGCGATCCCGGAAATCATCGGCCATAGCATCGATGTTGGCCGCCGATTCCTGCGCGCTGTGAGTCGTTGTTACGGTGTCACCTTTGATATCAGCCAGGCTCACGCGCTGGGCCGGTGCCGGGTTAATCTCTTTCTCGGTGCGTGGCTCGACTTCATCCGGGCTGTAGACACCAAGAATGACCTCGGGGCAGTACAGGCGCGCCCAGTACTTCACCGCGAGGTAGGCGATCTGTTGCTTGGGGGCCGTCTTCCACAGTGGTGAGTTTCGGGTGGTGATGTCAGCCAGGTAGATGTTCTCGCCCCAGGTGATATCGGTTTCGCCGCGCAGGACAGCGCCAACCCGGACAAACAGGCCCAGCTCATCGCGGCCGTCTTTCTTGCCGGCGATCTTTTCCCAGTCTCCGCCGTATTCGTAATGGAAGCGGCCCACGATGGCGCTGGAACTGGAGATAACCGCGTTTACCAGCTGCGCTTCGTAACCCAGCACGCCATTGACCAGATGCGTTTTCTGCGCCACGGCGTAAGGGTTCATGCCCCACTGCATGGCCTGCATGACGATCGCCATACAGTCGGCAGGTTTTCCCGCCAGGTGCTTCGGTACGGTCACAGCAGACTGCGCCATCAACTCAGCAAAGGCGGTCAGCTGGCCGAGTGCCTGCACGTTAAATACTGCGTTGCTGGCTGAGATGGTGTTCGGAGTCTGCTCAGCAGCGATAATGTTGGTGTTTTGCATGGTCATTCTCTCCATTAAGCCAGACGCAGCGCTTCAAGGCGGCGCAGGTCGAAGTCGTTCAGTTCGTCGGTGTAGTCTTCGGTGATCGGCGCTGGCCAGCAGTTGGTGTCGTAAGCCTGAGCCAGAGCGCGCATGGTTTTCTGATACTCCTGCATGCCCAGCGCCAGCAGATCCCCCGACGCCTCAATGACCGCCACCCAGTGGTAACCCTCGTCTTTGTTGACGAAGATCCAGAAGAACTGGTCAAAGTCAGCGACGCTGCAGTACATTCCCGCGCTGAGGTGGTAATCGCGGTCAATGATTTCCCGGTGCAGTTTGGTGCGCAGGCCGTCCTGCTTAACGCGGCCCATGCTGATCGTCTTCAGGTCAACGCCGATACGAACGCCGTTGATTTCAACCTCAAGGTCCGGGCGTACACGGACTTCAAGGCCGGTTTCGTCGTCCATACCGAAGTAACTGGTTTCGACTGATCGGGAAGGGTGGCGCAGTAGTTTCCCGGCCGATTCATGGTTAAGCAGGGCCTGCTGAATGGCAGTGGCCAGCGCCAGTTGTTCACTGGACAGAATGGTTTTCCCGGCAACGCTATCGCGCCATTCCTGCTCGAACTCATCAGCGAAAATGGCATCGGGATTCACCGCGCGGATCGCCGCCTGCAGCTCCTCTTTCTTGCCAGTGAGCTTCAGCTGCTCGGCTTTTGGCTTATCCGCATTAAATTCGCGGATGAACGCCTTCATGGAGTCGGTTGTGGTGAACGCTCCCTCCGGAACGCCCGGGAACACAGTGAACTCTTCGTGAAGCTTCTCCGGCTCCAGCGCCAGCGTGTGGGCCAGGCTGCCGAACGTCAGCGCCTCGCTGCTTTCGCGACGGATAGTCTTGGCCACATGGCGGCCGTGATAGAACATCAGGCTGACGCGGGCATCCTTCACCTGGGTGCTGCTGATCCCGTTCGCTGCGTGATAAACGTTATTCGGCAGGCCTTCATAGCGTCCCGGTTCGAAGTACGCTGGGTATTCCGGGGCTGGCTCGTCCTGGTTAACTTCTGGCTCGTTTTGTTCCGGTTCTGGCTCGTTCTGGTTTACAGAATCGCTGTTTTGGCTGACAGAATCGGCTTTTTGGTTAACATCGGCCTGATCCTGGTTAACCAGACTCGGTGCCGCGGCGGCCAGCACCTCAGCCGGGTTCAGGGCAACTGTTTGCGGATCAGCTGCATCAGTGCTTTCGCCTGGTGGAACCGCGTTAACACTTTCTCCTTCCGCCGGGTTAGTCTCTTCCATCTGCACATCGCTGGTGGTCTCCTCTGTAACCGGTGAACGGTCATCTGTTTGTTGTTGGGTTTCGTTCATCAGGCCTTCGATGGAGAACATGCCGCCGCCGAGGTTCGCGACCTGTGGCTGGCTGGATAACGCTGCTTTTTCCGCTTCAATCTTCTCGTTAATTTCTTTTTCCCAGCTCACTTCAGGGGTGTGGCGAGCCGCCGCCAGCATTTCCGCTGAAGGATTCTCGTGGTCGGTTTCGGTCAGGTTCGCGTTGATGTATCCGGCAAGACGCCCAGGCTGTTTGTAGTGCTCAGGGTGAGCACTTCGGATAAGCGCGAAGATGGCTGCGCGTGAATAGTTCAGAACGCCAGGCGTTGCGCGCAAAGCTTCAGACCATTCTTTAAACGGACTGTCTTTCGCTGCGACGATAGCCTTCGCCTGGCGGAAAACATCACTTGGGATGTCGTAAATATTGAAATCCGCTGGCAGCGTTGCCAAAGCAATCTCAGTATCGAGCCCGTCAAAGTCTGGTTTGTAGTTAGGGTTGCGATCGGTTTTTCCGCCGCCGCCCGGCTGTGCTTCCGGAACATCAGGTTCAGCAGCTGGCGCAGGCAGTGGCAGCAACTCAGTTGCAGCATTGAATTCAGCTGTCATCGTCTGGTTAACGAACTCCAGATGCGCAACCGGCGTCAGGTGGATATTCTCCGGCGCGATGCGCACCAAGTTGAAGATGGCCGCGCGGTTGACCGCCAGAACGCCGGGCTGGTTGCGCAGGATTTTGCTCCACGATTTCCATGGTTCTTCTTTGGTCGCGACAATCTCCTTGGCGCGGCGGTGGATGCTTCCCGGGATCTCCAGATGGTTGAAGTCCATCGGCAGCAGGGCACAGGCGATCTCCAAATCGAGGGTGTCCAGGGTGTGGTTTGCACCTTCACCACGGTCAGTTACGTACCCGCCATCGGCATTTGTTCCTGCGTCAGTACGCTGTACGTTGCAGATGCGGTTGCCGGCGGCCCATTCGCGCGTCAGGATCCCCCGGTCAATATATGGGGTGGCTACCCAGGCTCTAGTGAACTGCAGCAGCAGCGCCAGCTCATGGCGTTTATCCATGCTGAACACTTTGCGAATGGCATTGGTATAGCGCCACAGGTCTTTGGTATCGAAAGCCTTAACCTCTGCGCAGCTTTCAGCAGCGAGCAGCAGATCCTGGACATAGCTATTGTCGGTATCACACTCCATCGCATGCAGTTCCGCATGTTCGCCGCGGGTGACATGATGGCGCAGTTCGTCCACCGTCAGTTGAGCCAGCAGCTGTTGACGGAATGGCAGCTTGCAAACCGCGTAACGAGTGGATTCATCACCGCATTTGAGGACCCTCAGTCCATTCTCATACCAGTAATCTGGTTCATCCTTGGCTGGGAGATTTCCACTTTTCCAGTCCTCAACCAGCTGAATGCGATCGCCTGCTTCGGCTTTAATCCAGCCCGACATGAAGGCGGCCAGCTGCGCGGGTTCGTGCTCTTTGTCCTGCGGGAAAACTTCTTTGACGGCCTGCACCAGTTTCCACTCAGCATGCCCAGACAGCTCGTTCAAATCAGGAACATCATTTTTGGCCTGCAGCAGGTTCTGGAAGTAAATATTTCCCTCATCCATCGCCAATTCGTTGGCGACGATCTGCTGCTCCTGGCTGATCTCCGAAAGGTATTTGTCACCCAGTAGATGGATAGCGAAGCGGACCGCCTGGGTGCGGTTTGCCAACAACGTGGAACTGAAAGGGATTACCGGCGTATCAGAGAGATCCTCATCGCTGGTGGTAGTGGCCGGGGTGAGGGTGGTTTCATCCTTAGATGCGGCACCGGGGATCACGTTCCAGGTGCGCTGGTCGTCGGCCAGGGTGTAGCGCTCGCACCAGGTGTAATCGATGGTGCTTTCTTCGGGCAGGTCGTTAACAACAGGCATGTCGGTGCGGACAGGCTTGGCGTAGTCTTTACCGCGGCCTGTTTCGATGCCAGCTTCTTCCAGCTCAACATCGAGCGTCAGGGCGGCGCGGGCTTCGCTTTTCGCAGTGAACCAGATCACTGCATCTTGCTTACCTGATTTCTGAGTGGCCTTAACCACGTAGAAAAATTCCATGTCAGATCCTCATTTTTGGATGTAAGATCCCCGGGCCAGAGATAGCGCCCATTGGGTGTGTTTTTGGTTTTGGTATTAATTCCGGTGTAACTTTGGTCGGTGGCACCGGACGTAGACCCCGCCTTGCGCGGGTTTTACGTTAGGCTTCGTGGGCCATCTGGTCGTACGAAGCGCAACGCACAGAACAGTAATCACGTTGTTCGCGCGCCAGCTGGGCGCCGCGGATGAAGAGCAATTCGTTTTTAACTTCTTTCCCTTGCTCGATTGGTTTGCGGCAGTACGCGCATTCTTTCGAGTTACACATCAGGATTCCCCTTCTGTGCCAAGAGGTAACAGAGGCGGCGAACAAACGCCCCAAGAGAACTCAGTTTTACGGCCTGCTGCCGTACTGGTTTACGTGCGTAGTCAATCATGGTCACCCTCATTTGCCCTTGTCGCCAGGCTGGCGGAACGTTTCTTTAACCTGACAACGGTGCGCGTGTTGTCGATGCATTGAAGATACAACCAAAAGTTCGACGTGTAAAGCGGAAATGGAACCAATAGTTCTATTTGAGGGCGAAAAAAAGACACCGATACGGTGCCTTGTTGTAGGGCGGGTTTGATAAGGTCTATTTTTTCAAATCATGAATGATGTCGTACACATCGTTTTTAAGCAGATCCATCTCTTCAACCACCCCCCTGGTATGAATAATCAGTCGCAGCTTCTCTGCTTCCGGCAACTGGTTGAAAAGTGAAAGCAACGTTTCTTCTCTTTCATCGAGCACACGCGGTAATGCTGGTAGCTCTTCACCGTTCTCACCTTCCTCTCCCTGCTCCATGAAAAACCAATATTCAGGCCTGCCGGTTACCGCAGCCAGCCTTTTAAGGCGTTCGCCGCTCGCAGCTGACGCGCCATTGGCCCACTTTCTCACGGACGTGTGGGAAAGCATAACGCGCCGCGCAAGGTCCGCCATGCTCCAGCCGTTTTCCTCCATCACTTGATGGATTCTTTTAGCAAATACAGGGTGAGGATTTTTATTCATATTTTCATTTTACAACCAATGGTTTGATAGTTCATTAGAACTATTGGTTTGATTTTTGTTGGAACCAAAAGTTTTAAGTGCTATTCTCCGATCACCTAAAGCAAACAGCCAGGACAGCAAATGGATAACCAAATTAAACAAAAAATCAGCAGCCACATGTCTCAGGTAGGTATTGGCGAGTGCTTCGGCATCTCATCTCAGGCCGTAGGCAAATGGCTGCGGAAGGGGAAAGTCCCACACGCTCGAATTTTGCCATTGTGTCGAATCCTTAACTGGAAAGTTACCCCTCATGAGATTGACCCAAACGCCTATCCAAACCCTACAGATGGTTTGCCAAAGTAGGAGATCAACCATGCAAACGCGAAACTTAAACCATGGTAGCAGCCTGACAGCTGGGCTGGTGATATCGAAATATCAAGAGCTTCCGCGCAAATCGTGCAAACTCTCGAACATCCGGGAGGCTGTAAAAGCCTGGAACAGGGCAACACCAGGAGATGCGCAAAACTACATCTCGCAGCTGGTTGCGAAAGAGTGGTTTTCCAGTGGTGGTCGCGGCCTGCTGCTTGCCGGTTCGGTGCACGGAACCAAAGTTAACTTTTTCCGGATGATTAATAACACCGGGCCAAAGTATGACAAGTACCTGGAGATGCTGACTCCGGCGATCGTGGCGGTGATGGCTCGCGATAACGAAGCAGTAGCGCGCGAGTTCGGCCTGGTGACGGGCAAAACGAATGAAGAGCTGATCGCTGATGCCATCAAAGAATGCGGAGAGGCGCATCAGGCAAAGCTGCTGGGGCAGCCAATTCAGCGGCTGGAGAAGGAGGTTCGTGAGGCAGCAGAAGCATTACTGCGTTTCCTGCCAACTGATTCCCTCGGCCCGGTTCTGGCGAGTCTGGCCGCGATGGTTCCGGGAGTGATGTGATGACACTTTCTAAAAAGGCGAAAGCCGCGGTGCTCGAACACCAACGGCTTTCTGATGCAAAAACTGAGCGTAATTGCGGAGATCAGTATGTCAAATACCGCTGAAATATACAAATTCCCCGCGCAGCAGGGAAAACAGGAGAGCCGCATGGCTGAACTGGAGAACGGCTATTTGCGTTTAGCCAACCAGATTCAGGATGCCCTGTGTATCGTCGAGCTATCGGGCCGGGAATTCCGGGTTCTGAATGCCATCGTTCGGCTGACGTATGGCTGGTCGAAAAAATCAGACCGGATCGCCAACAGCCTCATCGCAGACAAAACGACGCTGAAGGTGAAGCATGTTTCTGAAGCCGTGCTGAATCTGGCTTACCGGAACATCATCATCCTGCGCCGGATTGGGCAAACCAGATACATTGGGATCAACACCAACCTGGATAAATGGGCTTACGCCAAGCCAAATTGCATGAAGTGTCCAGCGGCTTTCCCTGCTGCTGAAGTTGTTACATGGGTTATTACCATCCCTGAATTCGGGGATAGCAGTTTTACCCCTCCAACCATCCCTGAAAACGGGGATAACCATCCCCAAAAACAGGGAGAGGTATCCCTGAAAACAGGGAACACCAAAGACATTCTTCCAAAGACAAATATAAATACAGATCTAACCCCCTCTAATCCCCCAAGGGGGAAGGTGAAGTTTGACCCGCTGAGTATCCCGGTTCCTGAATGGCTGGATGCGTCGTCCTGGAGTGAGTGGGTCGCCTATCGCCAGCAGTCTGGCAAAGCCATTAAAACCGAGCTGACTGTCACCAAGGCGTTCAGCCTGCTGAAACAGTGTCTGGACGAAGGTCACGATCCGGTAGCCGTAATCAACGCCAGCATCGCCAACGGGTATCAGGGACTGTTCAAGCCAAAATTCGGACTGAGCAGCCGCAATGTGGGCCGGGATGTAAATCACATATCCCAGCCAGACAAGAAAATTCCAACGGGTTTCAGGGGTGCAAAATGAAAAGCGTCATCGGAACTGGAAGTGCGCTTGAGCGCCTGAAGAAGTTCATTCCGGCCAGCGTACAGCCGAAATTTAACAGCGTCGAAGAGTGGCAGGCATGGCAGGAAGCTGAGGGCCGCAAGCGTTCTGAGGAGATCGACAAGCAGAATCAGCGTTCACGCTCGGAGAAGATTTTTGGTCGTGCTGGCATTCAGGCTCTGCACCGCAGCTGCTCGTTCGCGAACTATCAGGTGTCGAGTCCGGAGCAGCGCCAGGCGTACAGCATGGCGAAGAGCTACGCGCAGAATTTTGGCGGCGGCGGATTCGCAAGCTTCGTCTTCAGTGGCGCGCCAGGGACCGGAAAGAACCACCTGGCGGCGGCGATCGGTAACTACCTGCTGGCCGCTGGCCACTCCGTTCTGGTGGTGACCATCCCTGACCTGATGCTCCGCGTGCGCGAATGCTATGACGACGGCCAGTCCGAATCATCACTGCTAAACGACCTGTGCAACGTCGATCTGCTGGTGCTGGACGAAGTCGGTATTCAGCGCGGCTCCAGTGGCGAGAAGGTGATCATCAACCAAGTCATCGACCGTCGACTTTCCGGCATGAAGCCCGTTGGCATCCTGAGCAACCTGAATTACGAAGAGTTGGTTGCCACCCTCGGTGCGCGAGTCGTGGACCGCCTGCGGATGGACAGCGGGATCTGGGTCAATTTCGACTGGGCGAGCTACCGCGGGAACGTGTCGCACCTGCGTCCTGTTAAATAATTTTGGGAAGGCAAAACTATGGAAACCGTAATTCAAGCACTGAACGTAATGGGCAAAGCGACCGCGCGCGAGGTAGCAAGCCGTCTGGGTATTGAGCCTGCAACCGCGCTGAACATGCTGCGCGAACACGAAGAGGGCGAAGAGGTTACCCAGAGCAATGGTTACTGGGTCGTTGGGAAGCCTTTGCGCGCCCGGGCCGCCAGAGCCGCAGTCCAGCCGCCTGTGAAAGTGACGGTGAATGACCTGGCCCGACTACTGGCTGAGCATGGGCCAAAATCTTCTGCTGAGCTGGCCGCGCTGGCGCGGATCGAGTCAAAACGAGTAGCGCCCATGCTGACCTATCACCTGGAGAAGGGCAAAATCCTGCGCGAAAAAATCGACGGCAAGTTTGTTTACTCCGTCCGTTCTGAGAAGCCTGCAGCTGTGGTGCCAAAAGAGCCTGCCATCGAGAAAAAAGAACCTGAGCCAGCTCCTGCAGTTCCCGCGTTAACCGACGCCGATAAGTCGCTGGAGCAGTTCGTCAGTGAGATCCCATCGTTGACCGAAGGGCGCTCAGCCGGGCAGGTGATCCCGACAGTCCGGGTGATCTCCCGCGAAATTCGCCGGGCCAAAAACAAGCTGGCGAGCTTGGAGAAACTGCGCGATGCGGTCCGGGTTGTTGGTCGCCACAAGAATCTCGTTAATCAGCTGGTGGAGGGGGCGGATCATGCCAAGACCAAAAACGCCTAAGGAACGCACCCTGTTCATCGCCTGGATTATCGAGCTGGTGAAAAAGCATGGGCGCGCTACGACCAACGATGTCGCCGCCATGTTCGGCCTGCATCGCACCACCGCTGAGAAATACATTCGGGCTGCCATAGAGCAGGGCCATCTTATCCGCCACGGGCGCAGCGGCGTCTTCCGCGACCAGCGCGCAGTTATCGACTTTGACATGGAACGTTACACGCACCGAGGAGCATCACATGAGTGATTCACTGAACAACAAAGAGCTGGTGGCCGTTGGTCATCAATTTGCGAAGGCGATGAGCAGCGACACGGCGATCATGGACATCGCGAAGATTGTATCGCGCCTGGCAGAGCGGTTGGACTGCACCACCGCGGCGCTGCGCGAGATGACGAAGCAGCGGGATGCGCTGGGTGCCGAGAACGCGGGGCTGAAAAAAGCCGAACCGGCACCGTTCAGTAAGCTGATGATGGAAACGCTTGAAGCTTATCAATCTGGCGCTGATGACGTGCCAGAACTGGCGATGCTGAGCGCATATACAAAACTGCGAGATGGCATCAAAACCCCGGCAACCGACGCCTTCCTAGCGGAGGCGGGGCGTGCAAACGTAACTCTACCCACCGGGTATTCAGTTCGCCCAGGGCATCCCATTAACGAAACAGAGCGCAGCGTCATGATCCCCAAAGATGGCGGACAATGGCTTTCTCGTTTCGATGTAGAGCATGCACTGCGAATGGCTGGTATCAGCATCAAGGGGGAGTAGGGGTATGGCTGAATTATCCAAAGAGGGACTGATTGCGCAGGCGGAGGGGAATATTACGATGATGCGCGCTTCTCTTGAGCACGTAAAAGACCCGTTTGAGCGCGATGACATTGCAGCTGATTTGCGCCTGATTGAAATCGCACTGGCAACGCTGACGGCACCAGAAATAACCGTGGCTGACGCTCAGCGTTTCGAGAGGGAATTCTGATGGAACCGCAACTGCACTACGCCACAAAACGGATCGTCGAACTGGAAAGCCTGCTGCTGGTGGACGTCTCCGAAACCGTATGGCCCGCCGAAGTGGGAATGGTATTCGGCCAGATTGAAAACGCCGGGCACCTTCCGGCGCATCACCAGCGCCGCCTTAAGCATCACATCAACAGAATGTGGCTGGAGAAAATGCCGGTACCGGCCATCGTTACCGCGGCCCGGTCGCTGGCCTGCGCAATGGGAGAATACGCGTGAGAGAAATTATCGTTGATAACTTTGCCGGCGGCGGCGGGGCGAGTACAGGCATTGAGCTGGCGATCGGCCGCAGTGTGGACATTGCCATCAACCACGACGAGAACGCCGTGGCGATGCACACCACGAACCACCCTGATACGCTGCATTACTGCGAAAGCGTGTTTGACGTAAATCCCCTGGTGGCGACCGCTGGCCGCCCGGTGGGACTGGCGTGGTTCTCCCCGGACTGTCGCCACTTCTCGAAGGCCAAAGGCTCGAAGCCGGTGGAGAAAGAAATTCGCGGGCTGGCGTGGATCGTCATTCGCTGGGCGCTGGCGGTGCGCCCGCGCGTGATGATGCTGGAGAACGTGGAGGAGTTCAAAACGTGGGGGCCGCTCATCGTATCGGCAGACGGCGGGCAGCGCCCGGACCCGGAACGCGCCGGGGAGACGTTCGAGGCGTTTTGCGGCATGTTGTCCGGCGGTATCCCCGCCGGGCATCCGGCGCTGGTGGAATGCTGTGAGTTTCTGGGCATTGCCGCCGACGGCGCGCAGGCGCAGCAGCTGGTGGCCGGGCTGGGTTATGCCGTTGATCACCGTGAGCTGCGCGCCTGCGACTTTGGCGCGCCGACTATCCGGAAGCGGTTCTTCATGGTGATGCGCTGCGATGGCGTGCCGGTGACCTGGCCAGAGCCGACTCACGGCGATCCGAAAACGCCAGCAGTGCAGGGCGGCAAGCTGGCGCCATGGCGTACCGCGGCGGAATGTATCGACTGGTCTATCCCGGCACAGTCCATCTTCGACCGTAAGAAGCCGCTGGCGGAGAACACGCTTAAGCGCATCGCCCGGGGCATTCAGCGCTTCGTGATTGATAGCGCCTCGCCGTTTATCGTGAAGTGCAACCACACCACGACGAGAGGGAAATACGACTGCTTCCGCGGGCAAGCGCTGGCAGAGCCGCTGCAGACCATCACCAAAACGCATGGCTATGCGATTGCGGTACCGCACCTGACAAAGTTCCGCACCGGAGCGACCGGGCAGCCGGTGACCGAACCGGTGCCAACGGTTACTGCCGGCACGTCATCGCGCCCGGGCGGGAACGGCCATGCGCTGGGTATCGTTGAGGCGGAGCTGGCCCCGCTGATCGCACGGCAGTTCGGTGCCAGCGTCGGCCACCGGGCTGACGAACCGAGCGCCACGATCACCGCCGGTGGTGGCGGTAAATCGCAGCTGGTTTCCACGACCCTGATTCAGATGGGTTACGGCGAACGCCCAGGGCAGGAACCGCGCGTACCGGGACTGCACAAGCCGCTGGGCACTGTCGTTGCTGGCGGTGGTAAGTTCGGGCTGGTGGCGGCGAATCTGGTTAAGCACTTCGGCGGGAACTACCAGGGCGCTGGCGTGGCTCTGGACGAACCGGCCCACACGGTCACCACCACGGATCACCATGGTCTGGTCACATCGCACCTGGTAATGTTGCGCGGCACCTGCCGGGATGGGCGGGTTGTTGATGCGCCAGCGCCCGGGTTAACCGCAGGCGGCCTGCATGTCGGGAACGTTGAGACAAGCCTGGCGACCGAAGGTTATGACGAGCAACGCGCGGCGCAGGTGCTGGCGTTCCTGCGGGAGTATTGTGGGGCGGATTCTGATGGGCTGGTGACTGTTGATGGCGTGGTGTATCGCATTGTTGATATCGGCATGCGCATGTTGCAGCCAGCAGAACTCTATCGCGCCCAGGGTTTCCCGGAATGGTACATCATCGACCAGGACTACCGCGGCGTGAAGTACGCGAAGGATAAGCAGGTAGCCCGCTGCGGTAACGCCGTGCCGCCGCCATTCGCTGAAGCTCTGGTGCGGGCCAACCTTCCGGAGCTCTGCGCCGCGAGGGAACAAGCCGCCTGATTCACCCCCTGAATGCCGCTTAACCGCGGCATTTCTTCACCTGATCGATAATACCGATCGATATCACGATATTGATCTATGAAATCGATCAGATATTAACCGCGGTGCGGCAACAAATTATCAACCTGACATGGAGTGTCAGCGTCGCAATATACCCTCAGGCGCAGGCCTGCTACTGGTTTGGCAGGATTGAGGGGTTTCTAATCAGATATTTATCACAGTGCTTTCTGCCCTGACGAAGTGTTAAAAATAAGCGTCAGTTTTTACACGGAAGTAGCGTAAAAATTTATTCAAATCAATCAGATGAATGCACTTGCGTATGCATGCGATTCACGTGCATACTTAAGCCAAACGGATAATTACTGTTTATATATACAGTATTTTGTTGTATGGTTTAAGTGCTACAGAAAAAAATGAATTTTTCTTCCGGCGAACCTATTAGGAAATTTGCGCCATTTGTTATTTTGGCTCTTGAAGTGGATTTCTCCCCGCCGGGGGAGGGTATTTGTGGATAGCAAAGTGAGGGGGTTGATGTGGCTGAGGTGTGTTCTGATGGAGGTGAGTATTTCGATATCGTGAGGCGTTCTGATGGAGCGCCCGTGTGTTCGTTTAAACTCCGGCCAGGGGATCGCGTGCTGATAAGTTCTGCTGGCGCAGTAATCGGCCACAAGCACCTCCAGGCGGATGAGCGTGTCATATCCCATGAAACTCTGGTCGAGATCGTCAGGGAGTTGTCAGCCAACAATTGACCTTTTTAGCACCTGAATAGCATAATGTTTGTATCGGCCTGAACAACCGGTAACCTGACCACGATGCGCCACGGAGAAAGCTCCCATGGCGCAGTTACAACTCATCAAGAATTCTGCAGGAACCCTGATCCCCGCATCGCCGGAGACCAGCGAATTACTGCAATCCAAAATCAAGCTCGGTGCCGTGCTGGTGGCCGACTTCAAACAGGTCCGTAATCCGGCCTTCCATCGTCGCTTCTTCGCTCTTCTGAATCTCGGCTTCGAATACTGGGAGCCAACCGGCGGCGCTATCTCATCCAACGAACGCAAGCTGGTGACCGGCTATGCGAAGTTCCTGGCCTCGATCGGTGGTAGCGAAGCTGCGCTGCTGGATGCTGCTGAGCAATATCTCGAGCAGGTGGGCAGCCGCCGTATCACCAATGGCATCAGCCTGTGCAAATCCTTCGACGCCTACCGCGCCTGGGTGACCATCGAATCCGGCCACTACGACACCATCCAGCTGCCTGATGGCACTCTCCGGAAACATCCCCGCAGCATCGCTTTCGCCAATATGGACGAGACCGAGTTTCAGCAGCTCTACAAAGCCGCGCTCGATGTCCTGTGGCGCTGGATATTGTCGCGCGCTTTCAGGGACCAGCGCGAGGCTGAGAACGCCGCTGCGCAGCTGCTGAGCTTCGGAGGCTGACCAGATGGCGAAATCATGGTTCCACTACACCGAATGCACAACCGAGCAGGCCGATGAACTTCAGCAGCAGTACCAGCGCCGGGGCGTAGCCGTAACGCGCAGCCTGAATCGCGATTACCTCACCTGGACCGTCAGCGTAGAGCGGCAGGAGGTGAAATACCTCGAGCCTACGCCGCGTACGTTCCGCCAAAAGGTCTGGGGGTGAGCATGGCTAAGAAACCCCGCCGTAAGTGCGCCAACCAGAGCTGCCGTGAGTGGTTCCACCCGGTCCGTGATGGACAGGTGGTCTGCTGCTACGAGTGTGCCACTGCCGTTGCTAAAGCGCAGACCGCGAAGAACCGGGCCGAGGATCTGCGTGCTGAGAAGAAGCGCCAGCGCGAAGAGGAGAAGGCAGGGCGTCAACGGCGTAAAACACGCCTTGCCGAGCTAAGGCCCGCCAGTTATTACAAAGTCCAGGCGCAACAGGCCTTCAACTCATTCATTCGAGCCAGAGACTTTGGCCTTCCCTGCATCAGTTGCGGTGAGACAAATCCTCCCGATCTGCATGGCGGTCAGTGGGATTGCGGTCACTTCAAAACAGTAGGCGCTAACCCAGAGTTGCGTTTTGAAGAGCGCAACGCCCATAAGCAATGTAAATCCTGTAATGCTGGCTCCGGGAAGTACACAGCCAAAGAAGCGACTGTGGCTAAGAACTACGAAGACGGGCTGATCGCTCGTTACGGGCAGGAGTACGTCGACTGGCTGAACGGCCCTCACGAAATGACCAATTACCGCCGCGATGACTTCATCCGGATCCGCGACGAGTATCGCGCAAAACTCAAAGAACTTAAGCAGCAGGTGGCCGCATGAAACCAGAACTGATCGAATCGCTCCGCATGCGCTGGCTGCGCCTCCGCATTTATCGCCACCCGGGAAGTGTGCTGGTGGACTATCGCATCCTTCGTAACTTTATCCGCATCTACCAGATTGCAGGAGCTGCAGCATGATCACACAAGACCTGGAATTTGTACGCCAGCAGCTCATCGTTGCGACTGCGGATCTGAGCGGGGCGACGAAAGGGCAGTTGATGGCCTGGCTGGAGAACGCCCAGTTCGACACAAAGACCTTTAAGCGGAAGAAGCCCAAAGTTTGGGACGAAGAAAGCGAAAAATGGGTACCGGTTGATAACCCGCCGATCCCCGGCAAACAGTCACACGCGAAGGGCTCGCACATTCCTCTGGTTCAGCCGGTCGAATACTCCACAGCATCGTGGCGCCGGGCGGTCCTGTCGCTCGAGGAGCACCAGAAAGCGTGGCTGCTCTGGAACTACAGCGAAAATACGCGCTGGGAAAACCAGGTGGCGATCACCCAATGGGCCTGGTCCGAGTTCAGGGCGCAACTGGGAACCAGGAAAATTGCCGGCAAGACCATGGACAGGCTGAAGACCTTAATCTGGCTGGCGGCTCAGGACGTTAAGGAGGTATTGGCCGGGCGTGACCCTTATCAGTACGCCGATCTTGCCGCGCTGGTGGGCGTGAACAAAACCAATTGGTCTCAGAACTATGTTGAGCACTGGGAGACGATGACAGGGCTGTTTGCTCGCTTGGATACCAGCTCGCTGAAGCAAGTTTCGCGATCACGTTCACAACAAAAGGCATCTAATTATCAACCAAGTATTGCAGAAATGAACTAATTGACGTATATTTCGACTAAATCTGATATCGTCGCCATAGCTTTAGTTGTCGACCGAATCACGCAAAAGAGCCCGAGGTTAACGCCTTGGGCTTTTTCGTATCTGGAATACCCCTACCTGGGACTATAAGCGCATAGCGCAACGCAGCACCCATCGATTGGCGGACCAGAACCCGCCTTTTTTATTCAGGGCTCCGGGAATCATCCTCAACTCGTTTTGTCGTTAATTCACCCCGAGAGCCCGACCTCTACACATGGACCACCTATGTCTGAACCTCTAACCATTGCTGGCGGTGTCGCGTCCGCAACTATCGGAGTGACGTTCGCATCTTTGTTCCCCGAGGCAACGCCCGGCGTAATGCTGTGCGCGCTGGCTGGTGCAGCAATGTACGTTCTGACATCCGATCCACACCAACTGTGGAAGCAGTTCCTGTTCGCCGTCATCAGCTTTGTAGGCGGGGTTTTCTTCTCGGTGCCGATGGCGAAGATACTGGCAGGGGTGATTAACACCGCCCTTGGCCTGTTACAGCCGCCGGTAAGCATCGAGGTATCCCCGAATATCGGCGCACTGGTTTCCGCTTCCATCTCTGTCGCAGTCCTGCTTCGCATCCTCGCCAAATCAAAACGGGGGAAGATGCCGGGACTGGAGGAGGAAGGCCAATGACATGGCAAACCATCGTATTGGATGCAAACGCCATAATCTGTGCCCTGATCGTCGTCAGGCTGATGTTCTTCAGTAAAAGCGGTAAGCGGCACAGACCAGGTGTAACGCTGATGGCGTATCTGATGATTCTGGCCGCCGGCTTCACGGCGTTCCGCATTCTCTACGGCAAATACCTGCAGGTCGATCCGGGAGAGCTGATGCTTAACGTCGCCATATGCGTCGCGGTGTGGCGCTCACGCGGTAATCTCGCAAAAGTTTTCCAGAAGGCCGGGCAATGACCAAAGACGACATCTTTAATGCCATCCTCGGCAAAGAGGGCGGTTACGTGAATCACCCTGATGATAAAGGCGGCCCCACGAACTGGGGTATTACCCAGGCGACCGCCCGCGCCCATGGCTATACCGGTGATATGCGTAATCTGACCCGCGAGCAGGCTCTGAAAATCCTCGAGGCTGATTACTGGTATGGCCCACGCTTCGACCAGGTGGCAGTTGTATCCCCGGTCATCGCCGCCGAGCTGTGCGATACCGGCGTGAACATGGGGCCATCGGTACAGGTGAAATGGTTCCAGCGCTGGCTTAACGTATTCAACAACCAGCAGCAGTTCTATCCCGACCTGATCGCCGACGGCCAGATTGGCCCGCGCAGCATCAGCGCGCTGAAATCTTTCCTGGCGAAACGCGGTAGTGAAGGGGAGACCGTACTGCTCCGCGCATTGAACTGTAGCCAGGGTCAGCGTTATCTCGAGCTGGCAGAGCAACGCCCGGCTAACGAGGCGTTTGTGTATGGCTGGATCCGGGAGCGGGTGAGCCTATGACCAAACTGAAAGCCATCCTGGCAGGAATCGGGCTCGCCATCGCGCTGGTACTGGCCGCATTTGGTATTGGCGGTATGCGTGGGCGAGAAAAGGCCGAAGCAGAGGCAGAAAAGAAACGTACCGACGAGAACGCCGCAGCTACCAAGTCGGCCGCAGAGCGCCGCGTTGAAGTAACCAAGGAGGCCAGCAGTGTTCAGCAGACTGTTAACCATATGCCTGATGACGATGTTGATCGTGAGCTGCGCGCAAACTGGACCCGCAAAGGTTGAGCTCATCGACACCGGCTGCGACTGGGTAAGCGCTATTCGCCTCACTGAGCACGACATCGAAGTGATGGATCGGCAGACGAAGCGCGACATCCTGGCGCATAACAAATCGGTGCAAGCGAACTGCCAGGTGGATGAGTACCGGGGTTTGGGTGGTGCTACTTATCACTCACAACCTGATGAACTAATAAACCAATCACACAACGACGACATGCGGCGTGAATGAAATTGCGTGGCAATACGCCTGATGATAATTTTGACTACTTTGATGGGATAACATAGAGGTAGTCATGGAAAGAGGCGTCGTTGCATTACCATTTGAAGTAAATCCGGGCCAGCCAATATTTGAGCCATCCAGTTTACTATCAGCAGTGCAACTCAATTACTTTGCTCTGTATTGGGATAAAATAACCATACTCGATAACTCTTTTATAGGGTCTACTCTGCCGAATGAAAAAGCATTTATCGATGCAGGTTTGCTCTCCAGACCTCGGTTTTGGGCCGGAAACGAAATTATTTTTGATGAGTTTGCAAAATCCTATTTGTTGGCTCAGGTGCAGATTGCAGATCAGTTAAGAGAAACAGATAAAAATACTGCATGGAGTATTCATCAAAACGGTGACAGCCCCCTCATCTTGGCAAGTGGATCAGTCTCTAAAGAAACAGTCAGGTTAGAGTTGGAAAATCTGCTCCCTGTGCCGGGCGGCAACGTTGAGCTTCACGAAATATTGGAATTTAAACAGAGAAGGAATGCCGAGCTTCAGGCATTACATTCCTATTGTGACGAATTGTATTTTGAAATAATCAACTCTGGCGATCCCCGCCTTCAGGCTGCTAAAAGTTTTACTGGGTTGAAGAAATCTATTGAAGATCTGGAAAAGTTGAATGTTGAGGGATGGAGAAGCCCTGTCAAATTCGACCTGGATATTTCACCAGAGTTTGATTTAACCGCCTGCAAAGCAGGATTTGCAACAATTTTGAATGCCTTCCACTCACCACATGTTCTTGAAACCATCGCCTTGGGTACTGTGTTATCTGTTGCTGAGGGATTCGTGAAAATCAAACCCAAGCTTCAAAGCGTGAGAAAGGGCGGCAATGCCAATCTCGCCTACATCTCAAAAGGACGAAGAGAAGGTATTTACAAGTGAGGTAAAACGCCCATGCATTGGTATGGTAAAAAAATGGGGTCAGCTTATTTGCTTCTCACGATAGGTTCAGTTGCTCAACTATGTTTTCCAGATATAGCTTGGGTACTAATCCCGGCAATAGCGGTTTTTTTGGGATTCAGAAAAGAGAGTTACTGAGCCAGTAAAATTCCTTTCGCAATAGCAACGCAACCGCCTTCGGGCGGTTTTTTATTGCCATCAACATGGGGAAACCTATCGTAATGGCTACAAAGGTTAAATCGTAGTTAAGCCCTGCAGGGGATAAATGGAGCACTCCATGCCGATCGATGACGAGCGCAGGCCATATCCACCGGTTAACTTCATCAACACTGAGAACTGGCACCCTTACACCAGGCTGATCCCTGCCACCGAAGTGAATGAGTGGGTAAATCGCCAAATCCTGAGTGACGCCGGCAACATCCATAATCCAGACCATGTGCACCTGATTGATGCTGACCTTTGCTTCATGTGGGCGTCAGACTCGTTCGCAAAGAAAGGGCGCTATGTGCTCGGCCAGGCTGAGCAGGTAATGCTGCGTGCTGGTGGGTGGCAGAAGGCCCGCATGGAACAGCAGATGCATGAATGGTTCGGGTGCGTTCCGAAGTACATCATCACGCTGGCAGCCGATTACTGTTCACAGTGCACTGATCTCGAGTTTTGCGCGCTGGTGGAGCATGAGCTTTACCACATCGCCCAGGCCACTGATGATTTTGGTGCGCCGAAGTTCAACAAAGAGACCGGCCAGCCAGTGCTTACACTGCGCGGTCACGACGTAGAAGAGTTCGTTGGTGTCGTACGCCGGTACGGTGCCAGCAAAGAAGTGCAGGAGCTGGTGGACGCGGCCAATGCGCCAGCGGAAGTGGCTCACATAGATATCGCCAGATCATGCGGAACATGCATGCTGAAACTGGCTTAAATTTATGACTGATTATGACAGGCAGGTGATTTATGGCGGCACTGAAAGGTGAGGTCAAAGCCTTCATCGTTCAGTCTCTTGCCTGCTTTGATACCCCATCTCAAGTGGTTGAGTCGGTCAAAAAAGAATTTGGCCTGGCGATACCACGTCAGCAGGTCGAATCCCACGACCCGACGAAAGCAAACGGCAAAGGACTGGCGCAAAAATGGGTGGACATGTTCAACGCCACCCGCGAACGCTTCCAGAGTGAAATCTCCGACATCCCGATCGCCAACAAGGCGTACCGACTGCGCGTTCTCGACCGCATGGCAACGCGTGCCGAGGGAATGAAGAACCTCGCGTTAACCGCGGAGATTATCGAGCAGGCCGCCAAAGAGTGCGGCGACGCTTACACCAACAGGCACAAGTTTGAACATTCCGGCCCCAATGGTGGCGCTATCCAGACGATCACCATGAGCAAGGATGAATATAAGTCAGCACGGCAGGAGATGATGGAGGATGACGACTGCTGAGCAAAAGACATTTGCCCGCCGGGTAGAGTGTGAAGAGGACGGCCTGTATTACGCGCGTTACTTCTTCAAGCAGCGCACCGGCGGCAAGATGATTGTCGCGCCTCACCACAAGGTGATTCAGCAGACGCTGGACCGCGTTATCGATGGTGAGATTACCCGCCTGATCATCAACGTTCCGCCTGGGTACACGAAGACGGAACTGGCGACTATCAACATGATGGGCCGCGGGCTGGCGCTTAACTGCCGGGCCCGCTTCATGCACCTGTCCTATTCGCACAATCTGGCACTGCTTAACTCCTCCACTGCGCGCGGCATGATTAAGTCGCAGGCGTATCAGTCGATGTGGCCGATGTCGCTTCGCGATGATGCTGACAGTAAGGCGATGTGGTGGACCGAACACGGCGGCGGCGTTTATGCGTCGTCAGCTGCCGGGCAGGTTACCGGCTTTCGTGCCGGGCATATGGAACCAGGCTGGCAGGGCGCGCTGATTATCGATGACCCGGTTAAGCCGGATGATGCTTACTCGGAGATCGTCCGTGACGGCGTCAACAACCGCTTTAACGAGACAATCAAATCACGATTGGCGATCGAGACGACGCCAATGATTGTCATCATGCAGCGCATTCACTACCACGACCTGAGCGGCTACCTGCTGCGGGGCGGCAGCGGTGAGAAGTGGCACCACCTGAATTTGCCGGTGCTGATCAACAACAGCCAGGCATACGCCGACCAGTACCCTGAAAACACTCACGCCATCCCGATTGATCACGGCCTGCCTGATGGCTGGCTATGGCCGTTCAAGCACAACGAATCGCACCGCGTATCGCTGTTTTCTCACCGGCGCACCGCCGAAGCCCAGTACATGCAGAACCCGAAACGCTTCAATGCGGAGGGCGCGCTGTGGAACGAGGAGATGATCAGCGCCGCACACGCGATGCGGATCACCCAGGAGCTGGCCCGTACGGTCGTGGCAATCGACCCGCAGGCGACCAACAGCGAAGAGAGTGACGAATCAGGCATTGCCGTCGCCAGCGTTTACGGTACTGGCGATGAACGGCAATACAGCCTCGATGCGGATTACAGCGGGAAATACTCACCCAACGGCTGGGCCACCAAAGCCATTGAAGCCTACGAGCAGCACGAAGCTGACGCGATCGTCATTGAAACCAACCAGGGCGGCGATATGGCGGAGGACACGCTGCGCAATGCCGGGTTCGGCGGCCGCATCATCCGCGTGCATGCCAGTAAGGGTAAATACGCTCGTGCAGAGCCCATCTCTGCGCTGTATGCGCAGGGCCGGGTCGCTCACCGGGGCAGCCTCTACGAGATCGAGAACCAGTTCATGGAGTATGTGCCATCTACTGCGAAGAAATCACCTGACCGGCTTGATGCCGCGGTATACGCGCTCACCGAATTATCAGAACCACAATCAACCGGCATGTTGGTGCGCTCGCGCTGACGGAGGACACCGTGAACGAAAGCGAAAATAAAAAACTCGCCACGAACGCCAGCATCGACCGCGAGCGGATGCGTTATGTCAACGCACTGTTCAATGGCACCAGTAACACCAAGCGTAAACGCCTGTATCAGGAATTCGGATACCCGCAGGATCTCTGCTTCGATGACTTCTACCGGGCGTACCGCCGCAATGCTATCGCCGGCGCCGCAGTGACGCGCATGGTTGATGGTTGCTGGGAGGATTACCCGGAAGTTTACGAAGGCGATCAGACGAAGGACGCCACCCGGCAGACAGCATGGGATAAGCGGGTCAACAAGCTGCTTAAGCGCTGCTGGAAGCAAATTAAGGGCGCTGACAAACGTAACCTCGTAGGCCGGTACTCAGCACTGCTCATCCAGATTAAAGACAGCAAGCCATGGTCCGAGCCCGTTGATAGGGCGATGGTAGGCAGGCTGCAGGAAAGGGCGCTCGTCCGATTGATTCCGGTCTGGGAGGCCCAACTCGATCCGGTCAGTTATAACGAGGACCAGAACAGCGAAAACTATGGCGCTGTCAGCATGTACTCGTTTACCGAGATTCCGGTGCAGCAGCAACGCAGCGGTCAGCCCGGGCGAATTATCAACGTTCACCCTGACCGCGTCATCATCCTTGCTGAGGGCTCGGATGACGGACGGCTTGATTCCGGTGAGTCGCTGCTGGAAGAGGGCTTCAACAAGCTGCTGGACCTCGAAAAGGTATCTGGCGGTGCTGCTGAGGGGTTCCTGAAAAACGCCAGCCGACAGCTCAATTTCAACTTCAGCGCCAAGACAAGCTTTGCGCAGCTGGCAAGGGCGCTTGGCGTTAGCGAGGCCCAGCTTTCTGAGGGGATGGATGACCAGGTTCGCCGCCTGAATGACAGCACAGACAGTGCCGTCATCATGCAGGAGGGCGATACCAGCGTACTTTCCGTGGCCGTTGCCGACCCGGAGCCAACCTGGCGCACCGCGCTGAGCGAGTTCTGCGCAACGGTTCCTATCCCTGTGAAAGAGCTCGTTGGGATGCAGACGGGTGAGCGCGCCAGCACGGAGGATGCAAAAGGCTGGGGCCGCACCAGGATGAGCCGCCGGAAAGGGTTCCTGACTGACGTTATCACCGATGTGGTTTCGCGCTTCTGGACGCTTGGCATTATTCCTCCGGCGCGGAATGAAGAAATCACCGTGGGATGGTCCGATCTTCTGGCACCGAGCCAGGCGGAGAAGATAGCCAACATGGATAAGCTGGCTGACGTCGCCGTTAAATCGACGAACGCATTTGGCCGCTCAGCCATCACCGAGAACGAGATACGCGCGGCAGGCGAGCTGCAAGCCCTTCCAGAACTTGATGACGAGGTGAAGCCAGATGGCAATAAACCAAAGCCTGACCCACTGGCCGACCCGGAATCAGAAGCCGAAGAGTCCGGTAATACCACGGTCGAAAGTTGATCCCACGATGTCGCGCAAGTCAGTCAGCAGGATGGGGCGCGACATCGAGGAACGGTATTACTCGATTAAGTCCGCCCTCAAAGCCCTGTTCGACCAGCGCATGACCGGGCGGGAGCGCGAGGTTAACAGCCACAGCTGGCACTTCCTGTGCCACGTCAACGGTGATGACCAGAGGCTCTACCAGGTCAACGCCGGGAAGTTCATCTACGACATGTCGCCGCAGGAGCTGGCGGAGCTGCTTGAGGCTGTGCAGGGTATCCTGGATGACTACCTGCTGGACGGCGGCGAGAACAACCAGTGGGCGATGGATTACGTCGCAGCAGAGGCCCGGCGCGGCACGCTGGAGGCGTTTAACAACCTCTCGCAGCAGTCGCCGCATTACGCCAGCCAGACGACGCTACAGCAGCTTTTAAGCAGCCCCGGCTATCAAAACCAGATTGCCTCCGCCAGGCTGACAACGTTCAGTGACTGGAAGGCGATCAGTGATGCCGCCCGGGCAGACCTGACAGGCATCATCACCGATGCGGTGGCGCGCGGGGTTAACCCGCGGGAAACGGCCAGCGTAATCAGTAAGCGTCTCGATGTCAGCATGTCTCGCGCGAAGAATATCGCACAGACCGAGCAGGTCGGCGCGCTGCGCCAAGCTCAGTGGAACGAAACGGACTGGGCCGCTGACCGGCTGGGGCTGAATACCGGCCTGCTGTGGTTGTCAGCGCTCAAGCCCACAACCCGCAGCTGGCACGCCAGCCGTCATGGCAGGGTCTACACCACCGAAGAGGTGCGCGACTTCTACGCCGTGAATGGAAATCGGTACAACTGCTACTGCAGCCAGATCCCGGTGCTGCTCAACGACGACGGCAGCATATTCAACGAAGGGTTGGCGGATAAGTTGGCGTTGGAAAAAAATATTTGGCAGAAGGCTGTTGTGAAGAACGAATAAGCTTTATAAATCCACGCACATGCAAACGTAATGTGAGGGATTATGGATTACAGATTTTTTGTGAAGCTGTTTTCTCAAGACAGCTTTCGTGAGGGGTTCATTAACGGCCAACTTTACATGAATCCCCTCAGCTACTTCATTAAAGTTGAGGATGAAAGCGACAACAATGTCGCCGACAAACATGAAGGAGTTAGTGGCTGGCTACAGCCGGATGAGCATATCTTGAAGATCGGTTTACCTGGAGAAGAAATCATCCTCACTCAAGATGATTTCGCTGGCCCAATAACCATAAAAATGGACTGGGTCGATAACATTAACGTCTTCTGTATGACCCATCTTCATTCTCATGGAATTCTTGCTCGGCCATTTTATGAATATGAGGTCGATAAGTTAAATGGCTATTACAAGTTACCCCCAGAAGCAGAAAACCTCGGACAGTATTTTGCGCTTGTGTGGGATGAGGCTGAATTTATGTCCAGAGTTATCAAAAAGCTAGATAGTTTGGTTGCCTCTGGTGAAGTGTTGGCCTATCGATGTGAACCTATCGTTTATTTTGATGAAAAAGAAACACTTAAATTCGACCAGTTTTCGCTCGCATCTGTGTTCAATAAACGTAGTTCGTACAGTCATCAAAACGAATATCGCATCGCTATATACCGATCATCACCGGATGGAGAGCCATTCACTCTGGATATCGGCTACATAGGTGATATTGTAAAAATAGGAAATACGCGAGAATTCAATGAGATGATAAAACTTGATTTGAACAAGTAATTATAAGGTCGCCACGGCGGCCTTTTTTATTGCCTGAAATACACCAATGAGGACGCAACGTGAAGCTATCCAGCATCCACGTTAAATCCCTCGCCATCAACGCCTCCAATATCTCAACGACCACCATCAACGGGCAGGAACACTACGTCATTCGTGGTGCGGTTCCGATCGTCGATGACATCGTGATGAATGGCGGTCTGTACCCGGCGGAGGAGATTAACAACAGCTACCAGACGATGGAAGGCAAGCTGATGCCGCTGCCGCACCCGATGGTAGATGGCAAGTATGTCAGCGCCAACGACCCGCGCGCCATCAACGCTTATCACGTTGGTGCCTGGGCGCAGAACGTCAGCAAGTCAGGCGATCAGGTAGTCATGGACGTTTACATCAACAAAGCTGTTGCTGAGACAAAGTCTGATGGCAAGCGCCTGATTAACCGCCTCGACGAGATGATCGCTGGTACCAACACCGACCCGATTCACCTCTCAACCGGCCTTCTCACCAACAAAGAGAAGAAGTCGGGCGAGTCGAAGGAGAAGAAGTACACCTGGATCGCCCGCAACATGCAGTTCGACCACATCGCCATTCTGCTGGACGAGCCGGGGGCCGGGACGCCGGAAGAGGGTGTCGGCATGTTCGTGAACGCTGACGGGCAGGAAGGGGAGGTCGAAACCGCCAGCCTCATCGATGCGGCAAACTGCCTCAAAGACGGTTTGCTGAACAAGGCGAAGTTTTTCCTGACCCATAACTCCGACGCCTCATTCGACGAGATCTACCAGATGCTGCGTGAGTCTATCCGCGCACAATCAGGTAGTGACGTTTATCGCTATGTGATGGCCGTCTGGCCGGACAAATTCATCTACGAAGAGGGATCGAAGCTCTTCCAGCAGAAATACCTCATCGATGATAACGCGGTAACGCTGGTCGGTGAGCCCATCGAAGTCGTGCGCAAACCCACTGAGTACGAAGTCAAAACCAACGGAGAACAAAACCCGATGAAACAGAAGATGATCGCCGCGCTCAATGCCGCAGGCGTAACAACCGAGGGGCTGACCGACGATCAGGTCTGGGATGCCTACAACCAGCAGATGCAGAAGAAAACCGGTGGCGGCGACCCGGCGGGCACTCAGGTGAATGCAGACGCTATCACCGCAGCGGTAAATGCTGCTCTCACTCCGCTGACAGACAAAATCAGCCACCTGGAAACGCAGTTGCAGGCGAATGCGGAAAAAGACACCACCGAGAAGCGCCAGGCGGTGAAAGCCAAGTTCCCGTTCATGACCGAAGCGGCCATCAACTCGCTGGCCACAGAAGCGCTGAACGATATGTTCTCGCAATGCCAGACCAGCACCGGGCTGAACCCTGTATTCCAGGGTAACGGCGCACAAAGCGAAATCCTTACCATGGAGGCACCTGAATAATGGCACTCGCTCCTCGTTTCCATACCGTAATCGCGGGCCCGGCCCGCAAGAATGACCCGCAGGTCATTGAGGCGCTCATGGCAGCTGCGGTTAAGCCCGGCGCCCTGGTAATGCTGGACAGCGCCGGGAAACTGGCTGTTCACAACGTGGCTGGCGGTGCTGGAGTGGCACTGGCACTACAGCACAACTATATCGGTGGCGGAGATATCCGGGATTCTGTCCCTGCCGGGGATACCGGCGCGGCCATCATGTGCGAAGACGATGTCGATTATCACATGCTGGTTAAGGCCGGTGAGGTGCTGCTGGAAAACGAAGGCTTAGTTTCTGCCGGTGACGGTACGCTCGCCAAGTCAACCACGCCAGCAACAGACAAAGTCCTCTTTTACTCACGCGAGAAAATCACTGTCGGCGCTGAAGCGCAGCTCGTGAAAGTTCGCAAATCAGGGAAAGCAACCACATGAGCATGATCGTATTCAACAAAAAGCTGGTTACCGAATACAACCAGGTTAAGCAGGCGTGGAATCAGCTGCTGATGCAGCGCCAGGCCTTCAACATCAACCAGAACACTATTTCCGCTCAGTACGGCGGCGCGGTTGAAGTTAACCAGGCCGCGCTGATCTCCAAAGACTACTGGCGCGAAGTGGACAACATCACCACTCGTGTTTTCCGTAATGACGAAGGTAACGGTCTGCTGGATGACCTGCTGGGGCTCGGTACACCGATTTCTATCGGTAAAACTGCCGCGCTCTATCGCGTTTCCAGCGACGCCGGCAAGGTGCATCGCACCCTGACTGGCCATGTGCCGGAAGAGCTGGATAAAGTTATCTACGACGAAGCTGGCGACCCGATCCCTATCTTCAACACCGGCTACAGCCGTGAATGGCGTGAATGGAACGGCATGCAGTCGGAAAACCTCGACGCGATGGCCGACGACCAGGAAGCGCACGTTGCAGCCATTCGTGAAGACATGGCTGACTACATGCTGTCTGGTGACGCGAAGGTGAAGGTGAAAGGCTACGTCGGTGCAGGTATCACTAACCACGCCAACACCAACCAGGTGGATCTGAGCGCATCCGGTCTGAACATCGACCTGACGACCTCGACCCCAGATGAGTCGGTAGCGTTCTTCACCGGCCCGTTCGCGAAGCTCCTGGACGATAACTACGTGCAGGAGAAGGTGAAGGTGTGGGTATCGCCTGACATCATGCGCAACCTGAGCAAACCGTATTCCTCCGCTGCCGGCTTCAAAGAAGGCACCGTGCTGGAGTACATCCTGCGCTACGGCCGCATCGAGTCGGTGAATCAGACCTTTAAGCTGACCGGCAACCACTTCATCGCATACGTGCGCAATTCGCAGTACATCAAGACGCGCATCGCCGCGCCGGTGGGCACCTTCATGATCCCGCGCCAGAATCCGTTCGACAACTACAACACTCTGGTTTGGAGTGCAGTCGGTCTGCAGATTAAGCGCGATTTCAACGGTCGCTCGAAAGTGTTCAACGCGCAGGGTTAAGGGGCTTCGGCCCCTTTCTTCAGGAGAGAACATGCAAAAGTTAAGAATCGAAAAACCGGGCTGCTGGGGCTCTATCGATGGCGTATTCCAGCAACTGCCTGTAGGTCACGAGTTCATCGCGGCATCCGTTCCGCCAGCGTTCGCAGGCCGGGTGTCAGTCGTCGGTGATGTCGGGGAGCAGGAACTTGAAGTGGCGACGCCGGGCGATAATCCTGCAGAGCAGGCAGAGCAGGCAGAGCAGGCAGAGCAGGCAGAGCAGGCAGAGCAGGCAGAGCAGGCAGAGCAGGCAGAGCAGGCAGAAACCTCCTCTAAATCGAAGAAGGTGAAATAACCATGGCTGTAGTGCAGATAACAGCGGCGCAGGTTAAACAGCAGTTGTCTGCGCTCGGCTATACCACCGTTCCTGACTTCATGATCGACGCCTACCTGTGCAAGATGGCGAAGATTGAGCCCTGCCTGAATGCCGCCGGTTACGACGATTGCGATATGGTGCTGATTCAGGTCTACGCTGTCACGCTGATGGCCCTGACGGCCTATACGCAGCGGATTAAGTCGCAGGGCGCTCCGTCCGGTGCCTCTCGCTCGTTCGACTACAGCGACAGCGTGCTTAACATGCGTGACGCTCTTCTGGCGCTTGATACGTCTGGCTGCACGTCTGAGCTGCCGATCGATGTCGGTCAAAAGGTGGGGCTATTTCTCGTCGTGGGAGGCTGCTGATGACATGGACACCTGTAACAGTCTGCCTACCGCGCTCGTTCACCCGCGTTTGGGTGCTGACCGACACCGAGCGGGAGACCACCGGCTACGTGAAATCGGACGGTGAGTGGTTCATCAACTGCCCGCGTATCCAGGCGACAGGCGCGAAGGTACTGAAGTGGAGGGAGGACTGATGGCGATAGTAACAAGCATGGTTGGTGCATTGAATGTGACGGTGGTTTATCGCGTTTCTGGTGAGGTTAAAACCTTCAAAGAGATAGTGGTTTCACCAATCGTCATTGAGCGGTATTTGAAGCTGGAATGCGGAGATGCCATAGGGCTTTTCGTGCCGGTCGGTAAAGGCCAGCAAGTCAATGCGCTGAACATCGAGTGGTTTGAGATTGAGCGCGCCACCGTGCCAAAGGAGTGACCCGTGTCTGCAACCGCGAACTGGTCATACACCGCCACGGCGACCATCTGGCGCAAGCTGGAAGGTAATGACGAATACGGCGACCCGCTGGGCTATGCCGAACCTGAGCAAATCCTCTGCGATTACGAGGGCGGACTCAGCAAGAAGTTAGCCAGCCTGGGCGCCGAAATCGTCGTGAAGAATACCGTCTGGACTGAGTTCGCGCTGGCGGCTGCGGGTGATTACCTGCTGATTGGCGTATCGGCTGAAGCGGACCCGGTTGTCGCCGGTGCTGACGAGGTGCGGCAGGTTATACGATACGCAGACACGTTCGAGCGCATAGCGGATGATTACGCCATCCTGACGGGAGTATAGGTATGGGAATTAAAGTGAGTGGCATCAGCCAGGCACAGAAAAACCTCAACTCCATTATCGGTGATATTCAGGGTCGAAAGGTCGTCAGGGCTGTCCAGTCAGCGCTAATTATCGGTAGCTCTCAGGCCGCGCTGTATACACCAATCGACACTTCAACGCTGCTGAACAGTCAGTTCCGCGACATAACCGTGAACGGCAATCGTGTGACTGGCCGTGTGGGCTACTCCGCTAATTACGCGATGTATGTTCACGATCCGAATGTGCCGCAGACCTTCCGCCGAGCCACTGCGCGGAAAGAGTTCCTTACCAAAGGATTTGAGGATACCCGCAGCCAGATTGATGCGGTGGTTAAGAAGGAGCTATCCCTGTGAACCCTCCGATGTATAAGCGTGTTCGCGACGTGCTCGTTGATGCCGGAATTATTACTGACTACATCATTCAGTCTTTGTCCTGGGTAGATTCTGGAAAACTGGCTGATCGGTTCATTGTCTTCCGGCCAAATGGCGGCACGGCGATAGACCGGGATATGGCAGCAGATTATTACGTTCTGGTTGACGTTATCGCAGGAACGGCTATGGGCGACAAGGCCAAAGCCGAGGCAGATGTTGAAGCCATTATCGAATATGTGAAAGCCAATCCGATGACAAATCGCTGCCTAGGGCAAATCTCAAATATGGGCGGCATACCATCACCTGTAATGACTACCGAGGGGCGTATGGTGTGGCGCCTGCAATTTGCCTGTCTCTTCGGCGGATAGCTAAAAATCAACATCACACAAGGTCGCCCGGAGCGGCCTTTTTTATTATCAGAAGTGAGGTAAGCAACGATGCAAGGCTGCTCCAATAACGAACAACTAATTGGTCGCGCGAAGACGCTGGAACTAGCGTACGGATGCGCTGACCTGGTTCCGGAGGAAGGTGACTGGAAGCTGATGGGCCTTCCAACTTCGGCTACGTGGGATTTAAGTCCTGAGGCGCTCACGTCTGATGCCGATAATGGCGGTTTCAGTTCAAACCTGATCTCCAGCCTCGATCCAACCTATTCGATTGAAGGTGAGGTGCGTGTTAAGGACCGCACCGACGAATTCGGCGTTCAGCAGTTCGTGAAGTATATCGTTGATGAGGTTCGCGCCCGCCGCCAGCCTGGCGTGTGGATGCGTTTCCATTGGGGCGATTATTATCACATCGGCTACATGGTTCCGTCTGGTGCCAGTGATGGTGGCGGCGTGAAGGAAATTGTCACCTACAGCTTTGAGTTCAAGCTGGCAGATGGTTCTACTTTCCAGATCACCGAAGCTGACGGCGATATCGCGGTAACAGGCGTGACTGTTACACCAACCAGCAGTTCTATTGCTGCCGGTTCAAGCACAACGTTCACCGTGAACATTGCGCCAGTGGATGCAGACAATAAAGTATTCACTGTCACGTCATCCGTACCAGCTCGAGCTACGGTGGCTTTCTCGGGTAATACCGTAACCGTATCCGCCCCTTCCGGTGCTACGGCGGGAACCGCGGTGATTACTGTCACCACTGATGATGGCGCATTCACGGCAACTCACACCGTAACTGTCACTGTGTAAGCAAAACAAAGGGCAGCGATCTGCCCTTGATTTTGCTTATGGGGGAAAGATGACACCAGTTAAAGAGTTTGGAGAATGCCTTATTAGTGTCGGAGATAAGGATTACTTTTTCCGTCCGTCACTTTTGGCGATGTCCATCATTGGCGAGCCAGCTGAAATCGTTCAGACGTTTTACGATCTCTGTAATGATGAGGTGACTACTCTCATCCAGACGGCCACCAAATCCTACATTCAATCAGAATATGACCGACTGCCAGAATGTGTCATTCGCTACATACAGAGCGGAATACTGAGCCGTAAGGCTATCATGGCTGCGCATACGGTTTTGTCCGCATGCTGCGAGGATGAAGTGGGAGATCTGATCGGCTGGATGAAGCCAGGTAAAAGCCGGAAGCGCGGCTTTATGTGGCGGCGGGGTATTATGCCGCCCCAGGAAATGGTTATCATCGCCCAAAGCCTGATGATGCACGGCATTATCGGCCAGGCTAAGTTACGCAAGCTGCAGCGCCACGAATCGAACGAACCCACCACTGAGTTCAGGGCATCTGATTACATCATTGCTGCGCGTAACCACTTCAACATCAGCAAAGAAGAGGCCGCTCAGCTGACGATGACAGAGTTCCAGATGATGCTGGTCGCTAAATACCCTGAACAGAAGGGGTACACCAGGGAAGAGTACGATAGCGCGGCTGATGACTATTTTTCGAGACGTAAGCGCAGGCAGGCAAGGCCTACGCAGAAATAACCAGCCTTTTTATCACCTAAGCTTTTGAGATCAATAAATCAGCAGTTGCCGTTGCGCCTGTGCTATTCCTGGGTAGGATGTTTCCACTTTTACCAATGGGAATAAGGATATGAAGCGCTTAATAATCGTCACCATTGCAGGGCTCTTACTGGCTGGTTGTGGTAAACCAGCTCCCACAGAAGATGAAGCCTTCCAGCTTGCGAAGAAAGAAATGTCGATGGCTCTGTGCGGGGATAAGACCGCAAGCTGTTTCTCTGTTGAAGGTGGACGGGCCAAGGTTTCAGAGCGGAAAAACGACAACACCTATAATGCGTCGGCGACCTTCAGAACCATTAAGGGAAATGGGAAGAGTTTAGATTACAGCGGTGGGCTCGTTTCGTTTCAGATCGATGCACAGACGAATGATGTTTATGTTCAGTCCATAGAGGCCTGGTCAGAGGATGGAAAAAAATCCATAGCGCTCTGTGGGCGTGATTATAAGTTCTGCACCAAGTGACTAAACCGTGAATCCTAACCCGCTTCGGCGGGTTTTTTATTGCCCGGAGAAAATATGGCCAATGAGGAACAGGTAGGAAATATCGTCTATCAAGTACAGATGGATGTAGCCAACCTTATTGAGGGCCAGCGAAAGGTCAACGAACGACTTGAGAAAATGAATGGAGGGGCCGCAAAGGCCGCTAAATCATTAGATCAGCTTCAAACCAGCATCAGCCGAGTCGCAAGCGCAATTGCCACTTCAATTGTTGTTGAATGGGGCCGTGCCTTTCTTGTTGCAGCGGACAATATGAGCCAGCTGAACGCCCGTATTGAGAGACTGACTGGTAGCGCCGCCACAGCATCACAGACCATGCAAAGTCTGATGAATATTAGTTCTACGACAGGCGGATCTCTCCAGGACACAGCCAAGCTGTGGGAGACGTTAAGTACTGCTTTGCGCAGCACTGGGGCGACTAATGGACAAATACTCCAGCTTACCGAAACTCTTCAGAAAATAGGGCGTATCGGTGGGACTTCTGCTGATGAAATGGCAAATGCACTCCGCCAATTCGGCCAGTCTATTTCTTCTGGCGTTGTCCGTGCCGAAGAATTCAACTCAATACTCGAGCAGATGCCCGAACTGGCAAGGCAAATGGCAGCTGGTCTCGGCATTGGTATCGGCGAACTTCGCCAATTGATGCTAGATGGCAAACTTACCGCACAGGACGCGCTTAACGCTATACAGAAGCAGACCAGTGTTGTGAACACTGAGTTTGCGAAATTGCCAAGGACACTGTCACAGGCCAGCGCTTCTTTGACAAATTCATTTCTTTCGATGGTGGATTCGGTTAATCAGACGACTGGCGCGAGCGCAGCCATGGTCGCCGTGATTGATTCCATCTCATCAGCGCTGGACAGGTTGACCGGGAAAACTGCATCAGCAGCTGCCCAAATCTCTGATTTGAACAGTACCGCTGAGATGTTTGAACGCCGGGCTCGCACTTATTCATGGCTCGGCCTCGATGGGTGGGAGGCGCAAAGTAAAGCTCTGGTTGGGCTTAGCAACAAAGCGGCCATGTTGGTTGGCGATCTGGATGCCGTTAAAAAAGCTTCCAATATTGCCGCCAATACAAAGCCTATTGAGATTAAGGCTGTTTCCAGTGCCACGACCAGCAAACCGAAAAAGTCCCAAGAAGAAAAAGACGCTGAAAAATATGCAAAAGCTCAGGATTCAGTTAACGAAAAACTGGATGAGTTGAAGCAGAAAGCTGAGTTGTCAGCAGATAGTGTCGAGGATCTTTCACGGGCGCATGCCATCCTGAATGCCGAACAGTCCCTTGGCAACTCCGCAACAAAAGACCAAATAAATCTTGCGGGAGAGTATGCCGCCAGAATTTGGGACACAACCAACGCTCTGAAAATGCGTCAGCAGGCGGAGCAGGCCTCACGGTTTATCAACCAAGAGGTGGCAGCCTCAAAAGTACAACGCGATCCCTACACAGGCGAAGCGCAGGATCCAGCCGCGCAGGTAAACGAGGAAGAGCAGCGCAAGCTCGATGCTCTGGCTAAATACCGGGAGCTTGGAGTCATTAACGCTCAGCAGTTCGAGGACGGTAAGACGGCCATCGCAAGGCAGGCTTCTAACGACCGCGTCAGTATTGCCCAGCAGGAGGCTAAGCGTCAGGTTGACGTGATGAACCTGCTGCTGGGCGGGATCGGGAATGGCTTCTCTGGACTGGCTGAAATCGTGTCCAAAAGCGCTGGAGAAAGCAATGCCGCTTACAAGACACTATTCGCAATCAGCAAGGCCTTTGCTGTTGCGCAGTCCACCCTTAACCTTCAGCTCGCAATTTCTAACGCCATGGCCTCCGGCCCTTTTCCCTGGAACATGGCAGCAATGGCGCAGGTCGCCGCAGCTGGCGGCCAGGTGATCTCATCTATCGGCGCAATGTCATATGGTGGCGGGCGCGAACACGGCGGCCCGGTATCAGCCAGCTCCATGTACCGCGTGGGCGAGGGTGGCAAGCCTGAGATTTTCAAAGCCAACAATGGCAGCCAGTACATGATCCCCGGTGATAACGGTCGCGTCATCAGTAACCGGGATATGGGCGGTGGTGGCGGTGGGTTCAATTACAGCCCGACTATCCAGATTAATGGCAATCCAGATGAAAAAACCATAGCTCTGGTAGAGGCGGCAGTGGCTCGCGGTGGCAAGCAGGTATACCAGCAAATAAGTGGGGATCTTGCCTCAGGGAAAGGAAACGTTTCTAAAGGCCTGCAAAGCGGCTGGACCGCTAAAAGGAGGATCGGTTAATGGGTAAGCAAACCGACATCAATTACCCCCATGAGTACCTGCCAATGCCCCAGCGCCCCGGGCATGGCTTCACCCCCGTCAGCCCCCTGCAGCGTTCCACCATGACATCCGGCCGCTCGCGCCAGCGTCGCAAATACACTTCTGTACCGACAGCGGCAAGTGTTTCGTGGGTGTTCACTGATGCCCAGGCGCAGCTGTTTGAGGTGTGGTATCGGGATGTCATTACGGACGGTGCCGCCTGGTTCAACATGCGCATGCGCACGCCAATGGGCGTTGGTGACTACGTCTGCCGGTTCAAGGATATCTACGACGGGCCGGTGCTGTTCGGGTTAGGGTTCTGGAAATTCACGGCAACACTGGAGCTGTGGGAGCGTCCGATTCTGCCGCCTGGCTGGGGTAATTTCCCTGAGTTCATCGTGGGGCAGAGCATTATCGATTACGCGCTCAACAAGGAGTGGCCTGAAGCATGACCAGTCCAACCCTGAACAGGCTTTACGCCAGTGGCGGCAGCGAGGCGCTACTGAATACGCTGCAGATTACCGTCGGTGGGCAGGATTACTGCCTGGTCGAGAACTTCGAAGACATCACCGCTGTTACGGAGACGGGGGAGACAGTGACATTCCTGGCGGCGGCCATGGCTATCGCGCTACCGGCGAGGAATAAGGACGGCACGCAGGATCTGCAATTCGCCGTTAGCAACATAGACGGCATCGTTTCCACGGCAATACGGAACGCCCTGGCTAACCTGAGCGACGGCACGCTGGTAATGCGACAGTACATATCGACCGACCTTAGCTCCCCCGCGTCGCCTCCGATTGTCCTGCAGATCAAAGACGGATATTGGAACGCGACAGAGGTTCAGATCACTGCGGGGTTCCTGAATATCCTCAAAACAGGATGGCCGCGCTACCGTTACACGCTTCCTGTCTTCCCGGGACTTCGTTATTTAACTTGATGCTGGACCCTCTCAGAGTTCAATATTTCTCCTCACTTTACGCGAAGGAGGATTTATGCTCGGCTCTCTCAGGGAAATTGTCTTCTCCGTTGCAAAGCATGAGATTGGACACTGGCTCGCATGGCATTGCTATGGCGGAGCTTCATCTGGCATCGAAGTCAAAATTTTATCGATTAGTGGGCGACACACAGGTGCTTTTATCCCGGACATGGAGTGGGAAATATCTACGCTGGAAGACGCTTGTAAATATCTAAAAGCCAGACTGCTATGCCTGCACGCTGGTATTTATGCGGAATCTTTTCTCGGTGATATTTACGACGCAGAACGCATAGGTCGTGAGTTTAACCACCTCGGCGCTGCAGCATCTGATTTTCACCGGAGTATTGAGCTGGCCTGGGCTTACTGCAATCTCACAGGCCGCTCACATCAATACAGCGCGGTTTGTAGCGAAATAGACCAGGAGGCAGCCAGTCTGGTGGCGGATAATTTTGAATTTATTAAGCACGCAGCGAAGGCGATATCAGACATGGCGGCTTACGAAGGTCAGCTTATTAAGCTTCCTGACTATGAACTGCAATCCATGTATGAAAAATTTAAACGTCAGAGGTGATGAATGGAAAAATTAACGCTGTCGGTAAAAGTTGATACCACATCATTAGATGAGGCTATCGAGAAGGTCAGGACCTTAAAAAAAGAATTAAGGGAGCTTGGCCTGCCTTACTTCACCGGCAATCCTCTGGCTGGATACCAGCCACAACAAGAAGAAAAAGCCACCAACCAGTAAGCCGCTTGAAGCGGCTTTTTTTATGAGGCGCCCATGTTCAATCCTGATAAATACCGTTCTGTCGAGTGGCAGAAGGGCGGACGCGCTTACCCCGAGCTGGACTGCTTTGGCATCGTCAATGAAATCAGGCGCGATCTTGGTCTGTCGCCGTGGCCTGATTTCGCCGGAGTCACGAAGGATGATAACGGCCTCGACCGGGAGGCGCGCGGGCTGATGGCTGGCCTGACTCGATGTGAACCGGCCCCGGGCGCGGGTATCGCCTGTTATTCCGGCTCTGTGGTGACACATGTTGCCATCGTAGTCGAGATTGACGGCCAACTGCGTGCCGCAGAGTGCAATCCCCGCACCAACGTAACTTTTCTGCCGCTGGCGCGGTTTGCGCGCCGCTTTGTTCGCGTGGAGTATTATCAGTGACGATCCGAATCTATCCTTCCCGCCTGCCGGGCGAACCGCTGGAAACGCATCAACATGAAACGATGACCCTTAGCGCCTGGTTTGCGTGTAACGTGAAGGGCTGGACGCCGGATCAGCAGCACCCGGTCGCGGTTGAAATCGACGGCGTTTCCGTGCCGCCTGCAGAGTGGCCACTGTGCGTTATCAAGCGAGAAACCGACGTCAGGATGTATCCGGTGCCCTACGGTACCGGCGCAGAAATCGCGATCTGGGTTGCCGTCAGCGTGGCCGTCGCCTCTGCTGCGTACAGCATCTACATGATGAGCACAATGTCTCAGGCAGGCGGCGGAGGTGCCCAGGCGGCCAACGGTGACCAGATTGACCTCAACCCGGCCAAAGCCAACGCTGCGAAGCTGGGAGACCCCATCCGGGAAATCTTCGGCAAGTATCGCGTCTGGCCTGATTACGTCGTGCAGCCGGTGAGCCGGTTCGTCAACGAGACCAGCATGGAAACCAGCATGTTCCTGTGCGTGGGTGTCGGCGACATGGTTATTAACCAGTCAGATATCAGGATCGGTAATACGCCAATCTCTGCTTTCGGTACAGACGTGCGTTACACCCTTTATCCTCCTGGTGTGACAGTATCCGGCGATACGCGTACCGAAAACTGGTTCAACTCACCTGAGGTCGGCAATACCGGCTCCGGTACCGCCGGGCTGGACCTGGGCTCAAGCGGCCCGGAGACGGTCAGTATTATCGCGGATGCGCTGGTGGTGTCCGGGAACACCATCACGCTGGTGGACGTAACAGCATCTGGTGGCGATGAAGAGATCCCGCCGTCGTGGACCGTAGGAACGGTGATAACTGTGCTGGCCCCAAATTCGTATACGGTCGTGTCCTCCGGCGGTTACAGCGTGATTTATGGCGGGGTAGAGGAACTGGCGCCAGTGGTCGGAATGCCGGTGTCCCTGAACTATAACGGCAACGACTACGATCTGGTGATCGCCAGCTATGCCCCGGGCGTTCCGGCAGTGCCGGGGGTGGGTGGCAGCGCCGCCAGCATCACCGCCAGTGCCGCGCCGACGACATACGATCTCAGCAGCACGCCTGTGACGTTCAGCATCAGCTGGCAGGGCACAACCTACCCGGTATCACTGGTGACAAACTACGTGACCATGTCGGGGCTGATTTCCTCGATCACCGCCCAGCTCTCTGGTTCCGGCCTGGTCGCGCGCGATAACAGTGGGCGTCTGGAAGTCGGCGAGGCCAGCAGTCCTTATGCTGGCGGATCCATCACCAACAGCCAGTTGCCCGTTGCTGTGTTCGGTGATGCTCCGGTCAATACGGCTGGCGTGAAATCTACGGGCGGCACGGCTGAGGTAAGGGCGCACATCACTCTGGCCTACAACAGCGCCACCGGCACGCCGTTTACCGGGTTACCGGAAGGCATTCAGCGGTTCTCGCTGGGGTTGGCTGGCAATCAGTTCCGGATCACCGATGTGGACAGCCAGACGGTCACGATTGAGCGGCTTACTGTCACCACCGGCTCGGGTGGCGAGACTATTACCACACCTGACCCATCGTGGCCTGGCTTCACTGAGCGCACGCTGCTGGATGCGACCGTGACGGGTGTCAGCGACGATTATGAATGGGTTGGCCCGTTCCTGGCCTGCCCTGATGGTGAAACCCTCGACGCATTCGAGGTGAACATCAACTTCCAGAGCGGCCTGGTGCGTTACACCGACCAAGGAAATAAGCGCTCCATGCCGGTACGCCTGGTGATCCAGTATCGCAAGGTTGGCACCACCGCCTGGCAGCAGCAGTCTCCGTTCTATTCACGCAGTACCGAGAACCAGATCGGCTTTACGCATCGCTACAGCGTGTCGCCCGGACAGTACGAAATCCGGATGCGACGCACTGAACCGGTTAAGGGAGGCAGCACACGCGACCAGGTATTCTGGCAGGCGCTGCGCTCACGGCTGAGCAAACGTCCAACGAAGTACGATGGCGTCACCACCATGGCGCTGACCGTGCGCACAGGGAATCGCCTGGCGGCCATGTCCGATCGTCGGGTAAGCGTCACACCAACCCGGATTTACAGCGGCGGCAGAACGGCGCGGAGCATCAGTGGGGCTCTTTACCACGTGCTCGAGTCGCTGGGGTTCACGGCCAGCCAGATTGACGCGGCGGCGATTGACGCGCTGGAGCAAACCTACTGGACGCCCCGCGGTGAGAAGTTCGACTGGGCGAGCGGTGAGAGCAAATCAGCACTCGAGGTGCTGCAGAAAATCACCAACGCAGGTATGGGATATTTCCTGCTGTCTGACGGGCTGGCTTCTGCCGGCAGGGAAGGCATAAAACCCTGGGTCGGCATGATCACCCCACAGGAAACCACCGAGGAACTGCAGACCGCGTTCAAAGCCCCGTCACAGGACGACTACGACGGCGTGGACGTGACGTACATCAACGGCACTACCTGGGCAGAGGAAACCGTGCAGTGTCGCCTGCCTGGCAACCCTACGCCGGTGAAAATCGAGAGCTACACGCTGGATGGCGTTCTGGACGAGGACCGCGCTTACCGCATCGGCATGCGCCGGTTGCTGGGCTACCAGCTGCAGCGCCTGCAGCACACCACCTCAACCGAGATGGATGCGCTCTGCTATGAGTTCATGGATCGCATTGTACTGGCCGACGATATCCCCGGTAGCCAGACGCTGAGTTGCCTGATTACCGATATGAAGTATGACAGCAGCAAAATCACCATGACGCTCAGCGAGGCGCCGGACTGGTCGTTTGAAAACCCGCGCGTGATTATCCGCCATCAGGACGGCCGGGCATCAGCAATGGTTGTTCCGACACGCATTGACGACTTCACCATCTCGGTACCGTACAGCGCCGCGCTGGAGCCGGAATTGTGGGCGATGAATGACGCGTACATTGAGCCGCCGCGTCTGCTGTTCTGCTCATCAGTTCGTGTGCCGTATGACGCGCTGGTTGGGGAGATATCCCTTGGTAACGACGGTATCAGCCAGGTCACTGCCATCCAGTACCACCCAGGGAAGTACGCCTACGACGACGCCACATACCCCGGCGACGCCGCTTAACAGCAAATCAAAATTATCTAACCCGCTTCGGCGGGTTTTTTTATGCCCGGAGCGAGCATGACCAAATACGCCACTAACAATCCATTAGGATCAATGGATCCGAAGGACCTTTTCGATAATGCCCAGAATCTTGACTATGCGGTCAACGACATCACCAAAGCCATCTGGACGGATCGTTTCGGCAGAAGCAGGAAAAGCCTGTGGGGAATGGAGCTGGATTTTGCCGCGCAGTTACTCAGTCAGGAACAGCGCTTCAATACATTTATTCAGAACTCCGGATATGATGTTATCGGGGAATACACTGCTGGTCCGCTCACCATTAGCGAATATAACCAGCTAATTCGCTATAACAATGAGCTCTGGAAATTAAAAGCGACAACCGACGTTCCGTTCACGACGACCGGAAACGACGCGGCATCATGGGTGAATGATTCTGCGCATTTCGTTAGTGTTGGTGATGCTGCGCTCCGGCAAGAGCTGCTGTCCGGCGCAATGGTAATGCGCGACGGTATGTTCTCTTTGCGAGACTTTGTCAGTCCTCGAGATTTTGGGGCGATCGGAGATGGAGTTTCGGATGATACGGAGGCCGTCAGAAAAGCGCATGCCGCAGCCAATTCCATTGGGGCAAAGGTTTCCTATAGCGGCATCAAGCACATGGCCATTCAGGCGGATGCCAGAATCTTTATCAACACTGATACAGATGCATGCGGATGCAAAATTAAGCCCCTGAATGGGATGGTGCCATCTCCACCGAGCTGGGGAACTGAGTTCAACCGGACCTTTGTTGTCAGTGACCCTGACTCGCCTGTGATAACGGTTACTGGCGTTACGACAACGGGTAGCCTTAAAAAAGGTTCCATTACACCGCTCAAGGGGATCATCGAAGAGCCTAACTGCTATGCATACCTTACGGCACCTCTGCAAATTCCTAATCGCTACATGGATGGAACTGACAACTACTCCCAGTCTTTTGCAACCAGTTGGGGTGGAACGGTATATCTGCCTTTGAGCACGGATCTGTCCGCATACCAGGGGCAATTGACGGTGTCTTACCGCCGTGGATCAAAGCCAATCAAGCTAACCAACTTCGTGCTTGATAATCATGGGATAAATCATCAGCAGTTCATCGTTATTGAGCGGTGTAACGTAACGATCGACGGATTTAAGGTTGACAGTGACTCCACCTCAGCAACGCCTACTGTAAACGCGCTTATCCTGGTTTATCAGTCGGCAAACGTTCATATCGAAAATGTTGATGCTGCCTGTCAGTTAACCGGTTCCCCTGCTGACGGTACGTATGTCATGCAATACCGTTACGTGGCTAACTTATTTGTTTCGAAGTTCAAATCACTTGGCTGGTTTACGTCGGACACCTGGAACGCTGTTGCCGGCGATCACCTGAACGGTCTCTATTTCTCAAAATGCCAGATCCGTCGCATCGATGTGCATGCGGGCGTTCACAACCTGTTTATTGATGACACTGTTCTTTCAGGTACCGGTGTTTTCTACGGATGGGGTGGTGGAGAGCTGCGCATCAAGAACTGCAAGGCGATCAATACCCCGCTACTGACTTCTCGAGTTGACTACGGCGGTAACTGGTTTGGAAATATGATTATTGATGGCGTGACTCTGGAAAACAATAATATTTCAGAGTACGTAATTACAGATATTAAGGCGGGAGCAAACATTGCAACGCAATTGCCCGAGACCATTGAGATAAGGAATGTCACTCAGGTTGGCGTCACTCGCACAAAAGACGACGCCAGCCTGAAAGTAAGCATCATCAGGAACTCAGCGCAGCCAGGCCAGGTGCAAGCGCCTTTAAACGTTATCATTGATGGCCTGCAGTCGTATGCCGCAGCTCGTTTCGATGCTGTGATTGATTACGGCTCCTTTAACAGAGATCCGTCATACTTCCGTAGTTTGCTTGCCATTAGGAACGTCAGCGGTACTGCGCTGGCGACGAAATATGTTAAGGGCACAGGGGTCATCATCCCGGCACCAAGCATTACGCCAACCAGCCCTGCCGTTGTGTATGTGGATATCTCTGATTGTGACGCAATACTGTGGGACTCCAGTGACAGCACGACTGCACCACGTAAAATTGATATTGCTAACTCTGGCGTGGCCGCAGTAGCGACGGGCACCAACTCACCGCAGATCAACATTTCTGATTGTGATCTGGAAATCGCCGCAACCGGGTTTGGCACGAACACCCCTATTGGTGCATCTACGTCAGGCAGCATTCGTTATACGAAACTGGTTGATTGCACCATCTGGCCGGCGGCGTTCGATCTGTCAAAGGTAGCGGCCGCTCAAGGCTGCATCTTCCTTCAGGGGGCCACTGCGCCGTTACTCCCGGCAGGCTGGAGCTTTGAAGATTTCTTTGTTGGCAAGAAAACAACCTATTTCAGATGAGGTAGTTCATGAAGGATTTTTCTCCCATAGGTCACGCAATCGCTGCGATGGCTTTGCAATGTGCGGTGGGTTTAGTGTCAGGGATGTGGGGCATGGGTGGAATTATTGGCTGTCTTTGGTTTATCGCCCGTGAGCATACCCAGGCGGAGTATCGCTGGATCGCTCAGTTCGGCGCAGGGAAGCGCACCAATATGCCGTGGTGGGGCGGTTTCGACTGGCGGGCATGGAACTTGCCCAGCCTGCTGGACTGGCTTGTGCCGGTGCTGGCCTGCGCTGGCGTTTATTTTGTCACCACCCCTTAACTCCTGTCGGCGGCATTGATAGGCGTCACCGCATTGATCTGCAACCACTTTAAAACTACTGTATATAAAAACAGTAAAAGGAGTGCAGATCATGCCCCGCAAATCCGACATTCACAGCGCATTTGTCGCTGCCATACAGCAAAACCCGAAAGGTTATCAGTGCCTTCACACGAATGACTTCATCCGGGAGTTGCGCGCGAGAAACTGGCATTTCAGCCAGGCCGACGCCAACGACTGGATAGAGCGATACCAGGAGTGCTTCATAGACAAGACGCCTGACCACAGTGAAAACCGCCTCTGGATGCTCCGTAACATGGGGAGGGTACTCTGATGGCCTTTGCATCCCCAGCTAACGATTACGTTGAGAGCAGGCTATCACCTGAGGCTATCTGCGGGATCGGCATCGACAGCCGCATCCTCGAAACATCATCAGGGTTTGCGGTTATCGAGCCGGTCACCCGGTTGGTACAGAATCAGGTTCTGCTAATCCTCAGCGGCGGCCGGACTCAGTTTGCCAGGGTGATGGGTAGGGCGCTGATTTGTGATGATGGTGAAGCGATAGAGGGGGCTGCGGCGGAAGAGGTAGAGGTAATGGGTAGGGTGACGTACTTCATCAACAGTGCGATCGAAGACGACAGGGTGGTGTGA